GTTTCGGTAGCAGGAGTGTAGGGCAAGGACGAGAAGAAAACCAGTCTACTGCGACACGGGCGGACTAGATATTTATATCATAGCAACCAGTCAATAGTAGCAAAGTCTTAGGGCGATTCAGTTTTAACTGTCAAACTAAGCATGCTGATGCACATAGTGTGTCTAGTGTGAGTAAGGTGGCGATTGAGGACACCACTTCATACTGCGGGACGAGGGGCAGTATGACACGAATATTATTATGAAGTGCAGACTTGGAACACTATAAAAGCTAAGCAGCAAGAAGAACGGCAGTCGCTCTGTCAACTACTGAATAGTAGATATCTTGCAGAGTCAACAGCATTTGGACTTAAAACAGTGCATAGTAGATAAGTAATGTGAAATAAGCAGTGCACCTTCGATTGAAGTTTGTAATATCCATCACCTCTAGCTACGCAGTGGACAGGTTCGTGAGTAATTCCAACACGACCACTTTAAAATAAACTTACGTTCGGAGTTTAAATAGGCAGTTGAGATACTGCCTATTTTTTTGTTTCGTAGAACTATATCTCAAAATTTTAAGGTCTTAAAAAATAGTTCTTGACAGACAACTCATTTCTCTGTATAATATATGTATATAAAAAGGAGACAAAGATGGATTTATGGACAACAATCAAGCACCTAGAAAAGGAACACAATTGCATAATATATGGCATACTTGAACAACAAGGTGTAGCAGAAGATTTATCTAGCTGGAGTAGTTTTGATGCTGAGGAGCGAACAGAAGATTTCATAATGGACTCTTACGACATTCCAACGCAGTTAATGCTTGAAGCATTTGAGAACGCATATAACAATGTAAGTTCCGAGTACGACAACTATAACACTATGCTAGAAGTAGTAGGCGATTACATAGTCGCAAAGTTAAAAGAAAAGCAGTGTGTATGTGGCGCAGTAGAATGCCCAGACGAGTACGCACACACAACGAGTGGGGTGTAAGATGGCAGACAAATTTACTAAGGGAGTCATGGGCGACCACAGTGCAAAAGTGATGCCTTTCCCCACCATTGACAGAGTCTCTTTTTATAGAGAGCATATGGATAGAAGTATGACAGCAATAGCAGAGTTAAATGTGCAGTTGCAACAAGTACAAGACATGCTATTCAATGAAGTAGTAGAGTTCGAGACATGCGTTGTTGAGTTGCAAAGCGAAATACAACGCTTGGAACGACTACTAAAAAATGAACAAACAATAAACAAGATAGGTAAAGACACATAGGAGGTGCAACATGCCGATAAAATTTAAACCAAGTGCAAAGAAATACGTTAGAGGCGTACCGGCAAGTAAGTTGCCAATGGAACACTTCTACATGCACACAATGAAAAAAGAAGAGCTATTTGAGTACATAAACGACAAAGGCCAAAACATGAAACCTAAAGTAAGACAGAAGTGCGTAAACGAACTTCAGCGTAGAGGTATCAAAATAGAGTGGGTTACACCTGAGGTGCAATCATGAGGTGGAGTGGTAAAGCGAAGCATAAATCGCACAAAAAGAAAACTGCACAAGGTGACTCACATGGCAGAGTTAGCTTAAATATGAACAAAAACAAGAAGCGTAGCTTCAAGAAATACAGAGGGCAAGGCAGATGATAAATGATTATGCGAAATTTGTAGACAAATGTACCTCCGCTGAGAGTAGAGAAACGAATACTTTTCAGCAGAGGATAACCCAACTTAACATCCTGCATCCTGATGTTGAATGGAGTAGATTAATGACTTCAGCAATAGGAATGTTAGCAGAAAGTGGGGAATTTACCGAGATTATGAAAAAAATATTTTTTCAAGGTAAAGAAATGAGTGAGGACAACAGATATCATATGAAGCGTGAGCTAGGTGATGTACTGTGGTACTGGATTCAAGGTTGTATAGCATTAGGTTATACGCCTGAAGAAGTTATGAAAGAAAACATAGCAAAGCTAGAGAAGAGATATCCGAATGGCTTTGAGAAGATTCGCAGTGAAGTGCGAGAAGAGGGAGATATCTAATGGCAGAACTAGTATGTAATCTATTTGCTGGCATAGGTATCATTTTTACAACATTAGGCATACTAGCAGTATGTATATTTTGGGAGCAATAATGGCAAAGAAAAGAAAAAACAATTTAGAGCATGAGCTAGGCAAGTATAAGCACAGTTTGGAACTTGTAAGAACTGTTGTGCCTATCTTAGTATTAATATTACAAGTATTTATTCTAGGGAGGATAATATAATGGCAAATCATGTATATTTTAACATTGAGTTTGATGGTCTAAACGAAGACCAAGAGCGTAAACTAAAAGAGATAATAGCGGTTGGTACTGAGAAAGTAGAAAGAGACTATGGTAGCGGACCTCATGAAATGACTGAGTATTCAGCTGAGAAGTTCCCTATCTATGCAACACCTTATGATGAGGATGATTGGTATAGCTGGGGCTGTGATAACATGGGAGCTAAGTGGGTTCATATAGAAGAATTTGACGGCTTTATGATAACAGGTCATTCAGCATGGTCACATCCTTGGCCACTAGTAGAAAACCTATGTAATACCTTGGCAGAACTAACAGAAACATTTGTAAGTGCTAAAATGACTTATGAAGATGAGTTTAGAAACTTCTTTGGAGCCGACTTCTTCTGTTCTGAATTCCATGATGACGAAGGATGGTGCTGTACTCATGATGAAGGTTATATGGATGGTGAAGAACTAACAACTAAACTAGAGTTAATGTTTGGAGAGATTCACGAACACTTTGAATGGTGGGAAGAACAAGAAGCTACTAATGGAGAAACCCTAGTACCACAAGAGTATGCAGATGACTTAGTATACGAGTACTTTAGCACAGGAGAATGGAATGTCTCAATATAAAGACCTAGTAGATAGACGAAGATTGTACCTAGCTGCTGAAGACTGGGGCAACAAAGTATCTCAAATATACTCAACAAAAGGTGATAAAGGAGACTTAGGCTTTGGTATGGGAATGTTTATTTACTACAATAATGGAGCAGTACATAAAATAGAAGGTAAGAATATAAGTATTGTACAGAAGCCTCTAAGTATAGAAGAAGTAATAGATAGCTATGAGAGGGTTGGATGAACTACAGTAAGGAAATAACAGCTAAAATGGTAGAGGCTTATCAGCAAGTCCCTACTAGAGAGACAGTATCAAAGCTTGCTGTAGAATTAGGCAAGTCTGAGAAAAGTGTTATAGGAAAGCTCTCCAAGGAAGGAGTATATATACGAAGTGTTTATACGACAAAGACTGGAGAGAAGCCTGTAACGAAACAGGAGTTAGTAGAAGAATTAGCAGAGAAACTAGAAATTGACGCTAAAGACTTGAAAGGGCTAGAGAAAGCTCCAAAAACCACACTAAAGATATTATTGGAGGGAATATGCAAAGAATAGTAATGACACCACAAGGGCTAGGAGTATGTGATAAGGAAAATATGCGAATGCATGGGGATTTGATGTACTTTAAGGTTACGCTAAAGACTAAGGAAATAGTAGAGTTTCTAAATACAGAAGTAAGATTTCTAGACCTAGAGGTAGAGATTGAGGAAATGAAAAGGCGTAAAAGATTAGATGCAATTACGGGAAAATTAGATGAAAAATTTTGAATTGGGCGAAGTCGTCAGATAATTTAGACGCAGTTTTAGAAAAGATTTAAAGACCGTTTTATTCGGTCTTTTTCTTTAGTGAAGAATTAAATTAAAATTGTCTCTCTCGACCTTTCACTCAGTTCATCTCTAATCTCTTCTTCGCTTACGCTCGAAGAGCTTTAGTCAAAGATAAACATGAGTAGGTCTCGATAGGGAGAGAAGATATCAATGATTTGATTAACTATTCTTAATTTATAGTAATATTATATCATAACTTTATCAAGATTGCAAGTAGAATTTTTGGGTAGGTTATCGAGAGTATGTTCTGGGAAAGTCTTATCTCCGAGAAAATTTATTAGTTCTTCGATAGTTAGTTGGATTTTGTTTGAGAGATTTAAGATGTCTCTTCCTTGCCTCGTTTTTCTTGCGTTGTCTTTTTACTGTTGGTTTCTCATAGAATTCGAGTTCGCGACATCTTTCTTTTATCTTGTCGGCCTCACATTTCTTACGAAAAATGCGAATTGCTTTTTCTGTCGGCATGTTTCTACAGTAAATACTAGGCATTGGCACTCCTATTTTGAAGGTGGCTTCTTCCGAAAGTCCACCCTCGCTTTCTTAAGTAGTGTATTTGTGAGTAAAGTTGACTCTCTGTAACACCAAGTTTCTCACATATCTGTGCAGTCGAGATTACCTTGTAGTTATCCCGTAGGTATTGCTTTTCGTCTTGAGTCCATCTTTTATTCATACCCTTATTATACTAAAAATAGAACCTGTTGTCAAGTATTAAATTTAACATGGTTAAAAATAGTTCTTGACCTGGCGTTAGAAAAGTAGTATAATATATACATAAAATAAGGAGAGACTATGAACGACGACATTGCATTTTTACTGTGGATAGCAATAACAAATACTGCAACATACTTTTATTGCAAGTATCACTTTATTGAGTTTACAATAGATGTTCTTGAAGATAAGGGCTTACTAACCCTAGAAGATGACGAAAAATAATTCTTGACATCAACTTCAAAATTTAGTATAATATATCTTGTAGCTATGAATATGGCTATGGGATATGGGATGGTATAGTTCATTCATTAAAACAGGTTCTTTCTGCATCTTTGAACATTCAGTTTTAGAACTATGGGAACTAACGCTACCGAAAGGGGCAACAACTAACCAAGATGCAAGCTTACTGAAAAGGAGTAATAAAATGACATTAGAAAATATAATGTATAAGCACTTTCTCGGCTTTGATGAGAGATTTTTTAACCCCGTTGATGATACAGCGTATCCTCGACATAATATAGTAACACGCGGTGATGACTACTTTAGAATAGAAATGGCGTTGCCAGGCTGGATGAAAGAGAATATAGAAGTTTCTTTAGACAAGAGAACCTTAACTATTCAAGGCATGGATAAACTAACATGCGGAGATGAAGAAGAATATCTACATAAAGGTATAAGCGGAAAAATGTTCAAAAGAACTTTCTCGTTGGGTGAATTTATTGAAATCCAAGGAGTACAGTTCGAAAACGGCTTGCTTAGCATAGAACTCGAAAAGGTCATACCCGAAGATAAAAAACCAAAGGTATTTGACATAAAATGAGACAATTAAACAAATTAAGACTTTTAATTTGTGAAGATGGCAAGTTCTGTGATGCTACTATGAACAGTTTATTAGTGATAACATTCGGTGGAATCATGATAAACACAGTCAGCACACTAACTTAACAACCGAACAAAGGGTAAAGTTATGGAGGGAGTTTCGGCTCCCTTTTTACACAGAGGAAATTATGAATATATCAACAGAGGGCTTAGCCCTAATCAAAAAATTTGAAGGACTAGAACTAGAGGCGTATAAATGTGCGGCTGGAGTATGGACTATAGGTTATGGACATACAAAAGGCGTTTCAGAAGGAGATGTGTGGACAGAAGTAGAAGCTGATGAAGCGCTGAAACACGAACTCATAGAATTCGAAGGTTATATTAATGACCTTGTAACGTGTCCTTTATCACAAAATCAATTCGACGCCCTAGTATCATGGGTATACAACCTAGGTCCAGCCAATCTAAAAGCCTCAACTCTTTTAAAGAGATTAAATGCAGAGGATTACGCAGATGTCCCCAATCAGCTAAAAAGATGGAATAAAGCAGGAGGCAAAGTTCTTGAAGGTCTTATTAGAAGGAGAGAAGCAGAAGCTTTATTATTTCAGGACGCAATCTGGGAACATGTCTAAGCTAAAGACCACAGTACTTAAGTTATGGGAAGATTTCTTAAATCTTTTTAGAACTAGGTACAAACTAATCGTAAGTTATAACTCCACATACGGGGATGGCGATGACCAGCAATTTATTGTGGAGAAATTCTTTGCGAAAAAAGATAAATACTTAAAATTCAAAACAGTTAGTGGCGAAACAGTAGAAATCAGAGGAGCTGAAGGGCTCAATTATAGGATAGAAGAACTATGAATCAATTTTTTATAGCAATTATAGTAGTATTATCACTAGGCAGTTGGTATCTTTGGAATGACAATCAAACATTGAGAGAAAACAACGCACAGTTAATGGTAGCTGCAGCAACACAAGAAGAAACAATAGCGCAGTTACAGAACGATATGGCACTACAAGGGAAGTCTCTTTTAGAGCTACAAACTAAAGGTCAGGAAATCCAACAAGAGATGGACAGATATTTAGATATTTTTAAGAGACACAATTTAACAAAGTTAGCGGCTGCAAAGCCAGGTCTGATAGAGACTAGAGTTAACAAAGCAACAAAGGAGGTATTTGATGGTATCGAAAAAGATAGTCGTGACATTGATGTTCTTGATGACGGGGTGCAGCTTACTCCCAACTCAGACATTAGAGGTTAGTGCTAAGCCAATCGAAAGGAACATAATCCAACCGATTATGCCTCGCGAAATAGATTTGAAAGAGCCATATTGGTATGTGGTTTCTTCCAAAAATCTTGACGAGTTTCTTACTCAAATTGAGAAAGACCAAGGTCAAGTAGTATTTTTTGCCATGTCAGTTCCAGATTATGAACTCATGTCATATAATACTCAAGAGCTAAAAAGATATATAAACGAGCTCAAAGAAGTGGTCGTTTACTATCGTAAGGTGACCACTACAAACGGAGACTAATATGTTAGGATTCTTTGAATGGGTGACCGCATGGCTTGCTGTTATCCCAACAGTCGTAATGTGTGCTTCATTAATAAGTGCGCTTACACCAACTCCAATCGACGATGGTTGGATGAAAAAAGTTTACAAAATAGTAGACTGGTGTTCACTTAATGTGGGCAAAGCTAAGGATAAGTAAAATGGCTGATGCAAACAATGATAGAAATGAGGTAAATATTGACCTTGAGAAATATATGTCATTAGTTGATAAACTTGATTCAGCGGAAGATACTATATCCGCACTCAAGACAGAAGCTGAGGCAGCAAGGAAACAACTTGCTCCCCCAAAGAGAAAGTTCATGGATTTGTTTTTAGATGACAATGACATAAACGAAAAGTCCATTATTGGATTTATGTCGTTCTTTCTTATGTTCGTGTTCGGAACTTGTGATTTAGTCACAGCGTTTTGGGGCATGGACTTACTGATTAGTGATACCATCTACACATCTTTTGTAGTTGTAACACTAGGAGCATTTGGTATTTCTGAAGCGGGAAAAGCTTTCGGAAAATAATTATCCCAATAGTTGGGAGTCGAGCTTACTCTTAGTTCGACTCTCACCTATTACATCTCCCTCTCAACATAAACCATACTAAAAATAAGTCTTGACAACAGGTTGAAATTTCTGTATAATAGATTTATGAATTTATTTTACTTAGACGAAAATTTAGATATGTGTGCGGAAGCTCATGTAGATAAGCATATAGTTAAGATGCCACTCGAAGCAGCCCAGCTACTTTGTACGGCAATATGGATAGATTCAGTTCTAGGTTTCATTCCGCGAGCACTTAATAAAGAGGAAACTCGAGAACTTAATTCTCGAAAGTCAGAAATTAAACACTTGCCAATGGAAGAGAGACCCTTGACACCTTACCTTCCAATGATGTACAATCACCCTTGTACTATTTGGACTCGATCATCGCTTGATAACTTCGAATGGGTTCACTGTTATGCAAATGCCCTCAACGACGAATATTATTATAGATACGGTAAACAGCACAAATCAGTGGTGGAAGTAATCAACCGATTACCAGAACCCAAAAACATGGAGAGACTAGGAATGACGGAGTTCCTACTAGCCATGCCTGACGAGCTCAAAATGGAAGGTAATCCGATTCAGTCTTATAGAGACTACTATCATTTAGACAAGGCAACATTTGCCAAGTGGTCATATCGAGATAAGCCTCACTGGTGGAACGAAGACTACGCAGATTATGAAAAGAGGATAACAGCAAAGTGAAAGTAACAATTTATAGTAAACCAAACTGCCCTTACTGTGTAATGGCAAAGAATTTAGCAGAAAGAGAAGGTGCGGAAGTGCGTTACCTATCTATGGGCGAAGATTATGATGCAAAGAATTTTATGGCAGAATTTCCTACGGCTAGGACTTTTCCACAGATTATTGTCAACGGCAAGAAAATCGGTGGATATGCAGAATTTGAGAAGATAATAAATGAAAGTAATTAAAAGTACTGATGGCAAGAAAAGACTATATAATGATACCGCTGACATAGAAAAGTCAGTAAAAACATCAGTTAAACTACGAAAAGGTATCAGAATATTAAAAAATAATAAAATAACCGAGTTATTAAGAGCATGGAAATAAAGAACAAATTTAAAGAAGAAGAAGCACTCCTCATACTACAAAACCACATCAGACAAACCTACGGGCAACACTATAGCATGAATAAAATTCAAGCTACTGAGTTTATATTTGATGCAGGTCATGGTGAAAGCTTCTGCTTAGGGAATATTATTAAATATGCTCAACGATATGGTAAAAAAGAAGGTAAGAATAAAGAAGATATATTAAAAATACTACATTATGCAATTATGTTGCTAGGGAGCGAAATTGATTAAGGCAAAATCACATGAAAATTTAACAGATGGAAACATCAGCAAGGTTTCAACTCTACTTGCACAAGAAAAACCTATCACAAAAAAGGAAGCTTGTGATATTCTGAATATTAGGTATAACACGACCAGACTTCAGAAAATAATTGATGACTGGAAAGATACACAGGAGTTCAAGGCAAGAAGAAAAGCCATGAATAAAGGAAAACCTGCAAGTAGAGACGAGATTAAAACTGTCGCACAAATGTATGTAGAAGGATATAATGTATCTTCTATTGCACTGTCTATCTACCGATCCCCCGCTTTTGTAAAAAATATTATTGAGAGAATTGGAATACCAATGAAACTCGCTGATACAGATTACGAAGCAAAAAGAAGAGCCATGCTACCAGAACCATGTGTAGCAGATACATTCGAACAGGGAGAGGTAGTATGGGCAATTAGAGTAAACTATCCAGCAAAGCTTATTAAGGAGATACAACCTGAAGAAGCAGAGACTAGAGGATATAAACTATACCTTTGTTATACCATAGAGTGCACAGATTTAAGTAACACATTCTTCCCACATCTAGAGTATGCGGGAAAATATACTGTCCAACCTGCATATGAGCTAGGAAGCTTAAAACATTTGGAGCAGTATGGAGTTAAGTTTATTTAATATTATAGTATCAATCTATATATCTACAGTAATAATGTTGATGTATAGGTTATGGTGGCCTACTTTTAATATTATGAGGAAGACACACCCTAATCACACAACGACTAGATGGTGGCCAATTATATTCTTCATACATTTAGTAGGATTTATGCTAGGTGCACCCTTCTTATGGGGTTGCATACTAGATGATAGATTACAGCAAAGATTTTGTGCTAAATATCTAAGCACATTATTAGAGGAAAGAAGATGAATTATTTATTTACAGCATTAATTAAAAAATTAGAAGGAGATGCAGAGGTTGCAAAAGCAAACCTACTGACCTATCAACGCAATTCTGTTGGTATCGGGGAACACCCTGATATTGTAGAAGCTATGGAGACTCAAGTGTCAAAGGTAGCGGAAGCAGAAGATAAGATTAAGGCAATCAAGAAACATTTTTCATAGGATGTATAAAATAGTTCTTGACAAATCTTTCAAAATTTATTATAATATATTTATATTATGAGTGATAGATATTACCAACAAATGAAGGAAGCGACAGGGTGGGCACCCGGCATGCCTGAATTTTATAAACACAGGAGAAAACGAATGTCAACATGGACAGATGAAACAAAACAAGAAGCTATTGATATGTATGTAGAAGAAAATGCTACACCAGAGAATAGCATGGAAATAGTTGCAGACATTGCTGAGCAACTAGGACAAACACCTAATGGAGTCAGAATGATTCTTACTAAGGCTGGAGTCTATGTCAAGAAAACCCCTGCAGCCAAAGCTTCAGGTGGTTCAACAGGTGGAACAAGAGTATCAAAAGCTGATGCTCAAGATGCATTGTCATCTGCTATTAGTGACGCAGGTCATGACGTAGATAGTTCTATTGTTGAAAAACTAACTGGTAAAGCAGCACAATACTTCGCTGACATTATCAACAAAATAAACGAGTAATTGTTTTTACCCCGACATGTTCGGGGTATTTTTGTATCTAAAATATTGACCTTAAGTTAAAAAGAAGAAAATTTTCAACTATTAACTAAGGAGCGGTATGAAAAAGAAAGAGTTCATAGAAAAAATGGACAGAGCAGGGGATGCAGTAATTACTTACAGAAGTCAAAACAGTCGCAAACTAAAGTATAATGTTTGTACTATGGATTTTGATAACAAGTATATACAATCAAAAAGAACTAGGGCAAAAGAAGGTCTACATACTGTACTATGTTTTTGCTGGGACACAGATTCTTATAGAATCCTTGTACCAGAGAACGTAACAAGTATAGTACCATTAAATAAGGTGATTAGAAATGAACCTATATGAAGCCCCATCCCTT